ATTGAACTGCATTTTTTCAATTTTAAAATAATCTTTTATTTTTTGAATACAATCTAATTTTACTTTTTGTTTGTCAGCATATTTTTCAGCAACAACATCGAATATCACACCAAAGTTTACAATGTATCCATCAGTAATTGTTACTGTATCGGTTAAGATTTTAAATTCATTTAAATATTTTTTTATATTTGTGGTTAATGTTGTTGGTAAACTTTTGTCTGAAAAATGTGGATTTCCAAATAATTGTTTCGCACTATTATAACCTAAAACATATATGTTTATCATAGATAATCTTGGACCAGAAGACATATCGTATTCATACAGAGAGTTAAAATCATTTCTGTGACTATCTGTTTTATTTATAGATTCAATTAAAACATTTGAAATTGTATCAAATTGTCTGTCTGAAAAAATAATGTCACCATTGTCTGCTTCTGTATGTGCTTGCATTTGTACTCTTAAATTAGTTAAAGCTATAGAAATAGAATCTATTCCAGTACCAATAGAATCTAATGTAGATGTTAAATCGGTATTCGGAATCGCACCACTTGTTAATTCCTCACTCCTAGCAACATATACTTTAGCTACATTACCAAACTTAGCAGGTATATTTAATACTCTTGCTTCATAATCTTCTTTTGTCACACATCTATTTTGAGTTGCAAAAAATGCTTTTGCTTTTTCTTTTATTTCAATTGTATCTTCTTCATCTTTACCACCAATAGCAGGAAAATTATTTACAACACTTGTTAAAGTCGCACTAGTGTTTCCATTCTGAGCGGTAATGGTTGGTGTCGTTGATATATCTGTACTTGGAACATTTGAACTAATTCCACCACCAACACGATAAGTAATCGTTAATGTTGTTTGATTTGGTGTTTCACCGAGTGTTGAATATTCATCACCCAATAATGGATTTACAGAGTCATTTAAATTATAAGTTTGTCCAGGTATTACAATTCCAATTTGTTCCATATCAACAAAACTCTCATCAACTAATTGACCATCTTTTAAAATACCATTACCAAATACCAAAGAAGTGGTGTTGTCTAAATTTGTTTCACGAGTGAATCTTTTTGATGTTTTAATATATGATAGTGAATATGGAGTAGCTTGGGTTGATGTATCTCCAGTTAAATCTACATAAGCTGAATCTCTATTACTATCTTCCGTATAATGAGTTGAAATTGGAACTTTATCTTGAGCTAAATAATCTACTTCATACCACTTGTTATTATTTGAATCCACACAAGAAATAATATCAATCACATTAGTATCAGGTATTGTAAGTGTTTTAAATTTTTCAGGTACACCAATTTTAAATTGAATTGTTTTTTCAGTAGCACTAATAGCTTTTACTTTTCTGGATAATGTATAAGTTGAGGCTAAACCACTACTATCGGTTGTTCCAATTGTATCACCATCAGTTGAACCAGTTATTCTAAAATCAATTGGTTCTAATGTTGTAAAAATAATGTCAGAATTTGTATCTGCTGCTATTTCAATACCAGCATCAAAAGTACCAGCATTTGAATAATCAATTTTTGAATTATCTCCACTTGAAGCATTTACCTCAGAAGTAAAAGTTAAATCAACATAAGAAGGAACTATTGGTTTTACTTTATAACCAAACATTTTAGCCATTGTAATTATATTTCGTCTCTCTTCAGCCAATGGTAATAACATCTCTTGATATTGTTGGTCGATATAAAATGATAATACATCACCAACATATGCGTTCATTTCTAATAACATCATACCTGGTGATGTTTCATTAAAATCACGATAGGTATCTGGAAAATAAGATTTTGCATACTGCATCAATGATGACTTTATAGCGTTAAAATCTTTGTTTAAATAATTTACATTCGATTCTTTAAAATTGTTTTTACCATATGTTGGCATATTTTATCTCCATTTAATACGCGTTCCCACCACTTGTTACATTTGATTCTGGTTCTGATATATCACTACTAAAATCTAAAGTTACAGAATCTAAAGTATTTGGGTCTTGTTTAATGTTAAATAATATTTTAACTCGTATTTCGTTTACTCCAATAGTTGTATCATTATCCGTATTTAAAACCTGTATATCTCTTATCTCGACAAAGGGTAACCAAAAATCAAACTTGTCTAAAATAGCATCTTGAACAGACAATAAATTTTCATCCGTAACTTGTTCAAATAAAAGTCGTCTTAAATTCAAACCTAAATTAGGTTGAAAAAATCTTTCACCTTCATTTGTTTGTAATAAATTTCTTATATTGTTTTTTACAGCTTCAATGGTTGTTGATGTGCTTGCAAAAAAACCATCTAACCCAGTATCTCTTCTAATTGGTAAATCAATACCAACTTTAACTTTAGTATCGTTATCTTGAATATAAGGTTTTCTTGATATGTCTTTAATAGCCATTATAATAAGTCCTGTTCAAGTAGGTCATCTATAAAACATTTAACTGTGGTGAACTCTCTTTGTCCATACCTATCATCTACATCAAACTGTAATTGTGAATCGGGGTCTTTACCTATAAAAGAATAACCTGTAGCGACTAAATTTCCAGTTTTATCTGGTCCACCAAATTTACTAACATTAACCTCTTTTGTAAGAACACCTTTTTGTCCACCAAGTAGTGTCGTATTAGATGTTACAGGAGTTCCACCATATCCAACACCCTGAGACTTAACACCAGGTAAAACATCACCTTGTTGTGGTGGTATTCTAAATTCTTCAAGAACAATTGGAGCATTAAATTGAGTAACTCTAAATTCAGCTTCAGTTATAAACTTAACAATAGCTTCCCTTATATAATGAGCTTCTCGTTCAATGAAAGAACCATTAGATGTATCAAGTGGTTGTGTCATTCCAGTTTCTTTAGCTGCTTTTACTTTAGCATCAATTAAGTCTTGTTTTAATCCCATAATTATCTTCCATGTTTTAGTTTAGATTTTTCCTCTGCTTTTTTTAACACCGCCCTATAATCTTTTTTTAGAAAATCAGCAGTTTGACCATCAACAGTTAAAGGTGTGTTAGGATTACTATTCATCATATCACCATATTGTCTACCAACTAATTCATTCATCTTGTTCGAAGTAAACTCACTACCACCTAAAGTTTTCCAATCATCATTTATAGCTGTTTCATTTAAGACATCATTCAATACTGAATTATTTGTAAATGATTTTTTCTCAACTATTTTTTTAGGTTGTGGTTTAGATTCAGTTGGTTGTTTTAATTCAGTTATTACTTCTTGAATTGCCATAGCAACTTCTTCTCTAACTATTTGTCTTATTACTTGCTTTATGTTTGTTTTCTTTTTCATACTTACCTCTATTCATTTAATTCAATAAAATGTTTATTACTTGTAATCTTTTCAATGTCTTGTGAAATTTGTGTTATGTCTGCTTGTATCTGTGGCATAGGTGATTGTGGTCCTAATTGTGTTGTTATTACAATTGAAGGTATTAAATTTATAATTTTATTTAACACATCTTTTAATTGTTGACCTAACACCATATTATCCATTTCCTTTTCATTTGGGTTACCCAAATATGTATTTTCAGATTCTATAATTAAATTTTCATTAGTTGATATTGTTAAATGTCTACCAGTTCCAATATGTATATCTTTTATTGATGATAAATAAATATCATCAAGTTTTGAATTTATAGTAATTCTATCAGAATGTAAAAGTGTTTGATTTTCACTATAATCATAAATTAATTGTTGCGTGTCTTGATTGTTGTTTACACTCGATATTAAAGTACCCATAAATCTATTAGGTTCTTGTAATGTATCAGAAGCTAATGTGAAACCAAACACTTGTTCAAATCCTTTTGAATTACCATCAGCATCAACATGTATTTTATCACCATCACTCTGTCCTTCAGATATTAAATAATTACCAAAGTGTTGTTGTAAAGTTCCGTTAGCTGTTATACTAATTAAACTGCCATCAGCTAAACTTTCAGCAAAATTAGTTGAACTTCGTTTATTGGATATGAAAACATAAGGGTCATTACTTCTACTACCTATCCTAACACTATTGCCATGTCTACCCTCTAATATCATATCACCTGTAGTTTCATAAACCGCACTACCAAAATCTAATTCTTCTTTTCTTTTTTTAGTTAGTCTTTTATATATTACTGACCTATTAAAATTAGCACTTACTCCAGATTCAGCTCTTCTACTCACTCT